GATACCATTGAAGGAATTTATAAAACTAAATTAGACTTTGCTCTAATTGCTAGAAAAGGTGGTGGTTGTGGAACTGCGCTTACAAAAATTCGTCCAGAGGGCGCAAAGGTAGCAGGCAGTACCCATGGATATGCTGGAGGTGGAGTAAAGTTTGCTGATACAATTTCCCATGATGCAGATGCTTTAACTCAATCTGGATTTCGTAGTATGGCAATTATGTTTACGGAATCCGTATATCAACCAGATATTATAAAATTTATTGAAGCAAAACATGAAGAAGGAAAAATTTCTAATGCTAATATTTCTGTAATGGTTGATGATAAATTTATGAAAGCTGTTGAAAATGGAAAAACATATTGGACTGAATTTAATGGCGTTAAATATGAAGAATATGATGCTAGAACAATTTTTGATATGATTATTGATGGCGCTTGGAGAAATGGTGAACCGGGATGTCTTTTCAAAGATAGAATAGATGATTCTCCATATAAATATACTGGTCAAGAAATATTCAGCACTAATCCATGCTCAGAACAGCCGCTTCCCCCAAACGGCGTTTGTAATTTAGGATCTATAGATTTATCAAGATTTACAAATTCTAAAAAAGAAATAGAATGGGATAAATTAGAATTAGTAACAAGATATGGAATTAGATTTTTAGATAATGTTATTGACGTGACTGGATTCCCAACACAAGACATCCATAATTGGGCAATTAATAATAGGGCTGTAGGATTAGGTATTATGGGTTTTGCAGACCTATGTTTAATTAAAAAAATTGCATATGGCTCACAAGAATCTATCAACTTACTAGAATCAGTTTTATCATTTATTTCTGAAAAAGCAGAAGACGAATCAATTAAAATGGGAAAAGAACTTGGCATTCCAGATATGTGTAAAAAACTTCCTATTCCAAGAAGAAATGTTACGCTTTTAACTGTTGCGCCTACCGGAACAATAAGTCTTATTGCTGGATGTAGTTCTGGAATTGAACCTATTTTTAGTGAAATTACAATTCGTAATGATAAAACAGGATCTTATACATTTGAAAATGATTTGGCTAATGAATCATATTTTAGATGTGCAGTAGCTTCTAATGGTGCTACAGAAGTAACTTGGGAAGAGCATATTAAAATTCTCGCTGCGGCACAGAGACATATAGATAGTGGTGTATCAAAAACAATAAATTTCCCAAATCATACTCATAGAGACACTATGGCTAAAGCTATTATGATGGCATGGAAAGAAGGTTGTAAAGGAGTTGCCATGTACCGTAATGGTTCTAGAAAAGTAGAAGTACTGACTTCAAAAAATCTTAAAAAAGATAAATGCCCAATGTGTGGAAATGATTTAGTTGAAATAGGAGAAAAGAAAAAATGTGTACATTGTACAAAAGAAACTTCTATTGAAAATATATCAACAACATATGATTAGGAAAATATGGAAATCAAAGAATATACACAATTAACATCAAATACACGATCTAATTTGTCAACGACACAAGAAAATAATTTTCATATGATTATGGGAATGACCACAGAAGTGGGAGAATTGGTTGACGTATTTAAAAAGAATTTGGCATATGGAAAAGAAATTGATTGGATTAATGTTCAAGAGGAATTGGGAGATTTGTGTTGGTATATTTCTGAATTTTGTAATATAAATAATTTTAATTGGGAAGAAATACTTGCCAATAATATTAAGAAACTACAAACCAGATACCCAGAAAAATTTAATATAGACAAAGCCATTAATAGAAATTTAGATGCAGAAAGAAAAATTCTCGAAGAACTTAAAAAATAAAAAATAACAAAAAAGAAGCCTATGATTAAACATCATAGGCTTCTTTTTATATATTATCTAATTTATCTTTTAATCTAATATTATCTTTTTTTAAATCAGAATTATTATCTCTTAAATCATTATTAATTTGTTGTTTTAAGGATTCATTTTCACTCATAAGATCCAAATTCAAACTTTCAAGTTGTTCTATTTTTATATCTCTTTCTTTAATAATACTATCTTTTTCTTCCAACAACAACTCAACTTCATGCAACTGAGACAATACGGATTGTAATTGATTATCTAAATTTTCAACTTTCCCTTTTAACTCTGCAACTAAACTTAAAGCTGTTTTTACAGTAATATCGTCCGTCTCTGCCTTTACTTTTTCTGTTTCTTCTGCTATTTTTTTAGTTTCTGCTTCATCTTTTTTAATACTAGACTTATCTCTATTTAACTGTACAATTACGGATACTAAACTTCCCAAAAATGCTATAGCTGCAACAATGATGGCTACTTGGTTTGCTTCCATACTTTATCCCTCGCATATCCGTAGATTTCTAAAATTAAATATGTAAATACAGAATGGAGGCGCAACAATGAAGACCAATCCCCTGAATGCAAATCCCCCCAATATGTCCCATCTGGGAAATATCCCATTGATTTTAATTGAATATACCCATAAAATACAAATAAATGAACCATCAATAAAACCACAGGAATTCTTAATAATGTTTTTTCTGGACGCAAAAATAATCTACGTATAGAAAAAAATAATACAAAAATTCCTAATAAAAGTGTAATAGCTTGTATGACTGACATCCTACCTCCAATTTAATTTATTTTTAACTTAATTCTCCTTATATTATAAAATATTTAATGCGATTCTAGATAAAGTTTCCACAAAATATCCAACTTTTCTTTATCTGTATAAATTTCTTCTGGTGTTCCATCGTCTGGAATATCAGGGTTAGTTTCTATACCTGTAAAATTAAGATAATTTGAGCTACACCATTCTGGTCTAGTACTTAAAATTCTAGACCATCCATTAGATTCCTCAACAACATCTATTAATGTTCTGTGAGGAATTACATAAAGTATATTGCCACTTACCGGAGCAGACCTTGCTCTCAATCCTTCATAAGAAGTTACTTCTGCTTGTTTCCGAATTCCAGAAATATATTTAGCACACCATGCCACAGGGTCAACTGCTCCTTGATCTGAGGTTAAAGAATTAGGTGGCCTTATCTCCCAATGAAGATGAGCGCCTGTAGAAAATCCATCACCATCAATATTATCATTTGGATCTCCACCTGATTTTCCAATCTCTTGCCCTGCTTCAACTATATCACCAACACTTACCAATAATTTAGACAAATGCCCATATATAGACATGCTATTATCAGGATGTGTTATTTTTATATTTCTTCCATATCCAGACTGAGATACAACAGCGGTAGTTACTTCTCCATCCATACAAGCATATACGGGAGTTCCAACCACTATTCCCAAATCAAGTCCTTTATGTCTTCCGTCACCACCATACATTGTAGGATTATACTTATTAAATATTTGTGTAACTATTGCTGTAGGAATTGTTACAAATGATACCTTTGTCACATTCCCTCACTTTCTATAGGATATGCTATAATAAATAATCTTCCCCAAGACATTTCTTTATCCTTTTGGATACATGTTTGTAAAGTTAAATGATGTTTTCCCGCATACATTTTTATAAATAATCCACTTGGAGATAATATTTTATTATTTTCTAAATCTATAAAATTACTTTTTTCGTTATCAGGAGATTCTGCCCTATATTGATGGATTACGTAAACTTTATAATTTTTAATTATTCCATCTCCATAAACAACACTAATAATATCTTTAATATTTAAATTTTTAAAATATCTTCCAGAAGAAAAATTATGAGCAAGTATACCAATAATATTATTGTTCATTGCCATTCCAAATTGAGTTACAGTTCCATCTATAGGAGAGACATATCCTTTTTTATCTGGAGGTTGCTGTAAAACTCTTAAAGCAAACAATTCTGATACATAAATTCCTTTTATGACTTTATTATCATTATTTTTTAAAATTTTAGCAAATTCTTCTAATGAAAGCATATTTACCTACTTTCCTAGTTATTTTCAGCGTATGGGTTATTTTTTAAAAAATAACCCATACGATTCATACGCTTTTTCTTGTCTTAAAACCCAATAAAATCACCATTTTATTATATTAAAATTAATTTATGTAATTTTATATGATGTAAAGAATGAAAAATAATCATTGGTTGTCCATGTAAAAGGCGTTGTCGAAGATAGCGTTCCTACATCTATCAACGTTCCAGAAACTTTTTGATACCATACAGTTGCATTCGTATTATATATTTGAACAAGCCCATTATAGGTGTCTGTACCAGCATCTTGCATTAAGGCAGGAGCAACAATAAGAATTGGACAAATAACTGGCAATGGAATATTCACTGTGCCAGTTACCGCAGATGTATTTCCAAGCGTAAACATATAAGAAAAATAACACGTTTTCCCCACCATAGCAAAAGAAGAAACTGTTGTTCCATTCCCAACAGTAATTCCAGATGGAGTAGGGTTGATATTAAACCACTGTGGAAAAGAAACTGGGGCTGCCATATGACTATAATAATTATTCGTTATTAGTGCATTTGGAACAGGATAGCTTACTCCTCCATTAACAATGGCTACTGATCCACTTATGCTTGTAACATATTGATATATTGTTGATCCAGAAGAAGTATATTTTAGTTTATCCCCGCCTGACAAAATAGCAGAAGCATTTTCTATTCCAATGGCTGATGCATTAATATATGTCCAAGTTATATCGGAAAGAATCCATCCATCTTTCTGACTAGATACAATTGTTTCATCCCCTGACACATCCACCATAACAAAACTCCCAGTGCTGGCGTCATATCCGCCCAATGCTTTATTAGCAACAGAAGCGGACGTTAACGGAATATTAACTTTGCTAAACTCTCCTGTATTGGCATCATATGCTTGTAATACTTGTCCAGCGGTAAGCGTAGCTGTTTGTGAAACTGGAACTATACTAGCAGACACAATATGACCAAAAGCATCATACTGTACTTTGTTAGCAGAACCAGCGGTAACCCCACTATAATTATGTTTTACTATAGAGCCTGTAGTGTTAGACATAACCGAAGAACCAGTTATAGCTGTCAGCGGTATACAATTAGATGCAACAATAAGTGTTGAACCAGATACAGTTAAAATTATACAACTTCCGCCAACTAATTGCTTTGCATTAGTTACACCAGCACTTACACTACCAGAAACTAAAAATGGGGTATCTGCTGGAGCACCAACGCTACTAGCACTTGCTCCATTAGATGCAGCGGTTATATGTCCAGCGTTATCAACAGTAAGATTTGTTGAGGTATACGTTCCTGCAACAACTCCGCTTACATTATGTTTTACAACAGAACCACTACTATCAGACATAACCCCCGAACCAGATATGTTAACCGTTCCACTAAAAACGGCCACCCATACAAAAACTGTTCCATTATATCTAAACAAATATTCTTTATTCTTTTCTAAATCATTACTTGCTAAATCTACTAATGCACCAGTAGCATCTATTTTTTTTAAAGTTTTTGTGCCAAGTGCATTAATATTTAGTGTAACACTTCCAACATTTGTTGTATCTAAATATAAATCAATATACATTCCAGTTGTATATGAAGTAATTGATGTTAAACCATTTGCTTCATAATAATTAGGACTAACATAAACTGCTGGAACCAAATAAAAAGATTTTGCTTGTAGCGCTATAACTGATGCACTAGTATTTTGTGCATATGTATCTAAAATATTAACATTCGACGTAGGAGATTCCCCGTCAATGGCCACACGCCAAACCGCAAAAGTGGCAGACCCATCCGTTGTCGAATTATATTTACCCATACCAAGATAAGGGGTATATGTAGGCATTTATTTTCTCCTTTATAAGTGTTGCCGTTGAATATGTCTTACGGCAACACTTTGGTCGCCACGACACTAAATTAATTTAAAACCTGATAAAATTTTCATTTTATATTCTTTTCTTACATCCAAGGATAACTACTATACATAAATGGTTGTCCAAGAACGCCTGATATTGGAGCATAAGGATATTCTGGTGGTGTGAAGTTTGATGTCCAACGGGCTATGCCGACTGATATTCTAAATTCATCAACATATCCAAAATGCCATCCTCCAGTACCAACTTGTCCTATTTTAAAAAATTCATTAGTAAGGGTTGGGTCTGGCAAAGAGTATGCGCTGGTAAAATGTAAATAAGAAACTCCATTGAAATATGCATTCCAATCATTGGCTTGTCTGACAAATGCTATATGATTCCACGCACCTGGAGTGACAGGAACTATTTCGCTCCCTATATATCCATAAATAGAAGAACCACTAGCCCTCCGAACATATGAAAGATAGAAATCAGTTCCAGAAGCGCTAATACATGTCAACTTCAATCCATTAAAATCATTATTATTACCATTTGGTGCTTCACCAAATAGACATTTGTTATAATCCACAGGATTTAAATCAGAATAATAAAACCATCCATCTATAGTAAAATCATTTCCTCTAAAATTGAAGTCGGTATCTGTTTGAGCCCAATCGCCAGCAACACTTCCACTAAAATACCCACTCCCCGTTCCAAATTTCTTTTGAGCAGTGCTTATATAAGCACCACTTCCAGATGTTGACGGATATCTATAAGGCGTCCATATATTTTGAAGCTCATCTCTAAAAGTATAACTGCCTTCACTTCCATCAAAGTGTAACAATGCTTTTGTATATTGATCATATGTTCCATAAGGAGCTTCGTCAGCACCATGAATTGGAAATCCAACTTTGGTATATACAAAATCATCAACTCCTGTCCATGCCACGGGTTGTGTTAGAGATGCTGATATTCTGTAAGTAGATCGTTGTTGAATATCATAACTAGAATCTACTACACCTCCCGCAGACTGTGTTTGATACATTCTGTAGTTAAAAGAATAATATAGACTACTACTAACGGATGAAACATAGCCAGCGGTTGGAAGATTTCTGTCACTAACTCCACCAGATACAAAATCTATAAGGAAATCACCTTCTGTACTAGTCATATTTGTTATAACTGGAACTCTATATGAATTTGTCCCAGTGGCTTTATATACTGTTCCAAAAGGATTGTCTTGATTCACATTAGAAAACATATATTTTTCTATAACTACAGCCGTATTTGAAGTGGTTGGACTTATAGCTAAAGTATGACTTCCAGACGGAGGACTTTTAAAATAGAAAACTGACATATTTCCTCTGATACTATCTATAGAATCTATAAAAGTAAGAGGATTTCCACTCAAAGTAACACCAGATGCCGAAATAGGGTCTGGCTGACTTCCAACACCAACAACATAAAAACCATTTTCGACAGATGGTAGTGTTACAGTTTCTGAAAAACCAGATGTGTATGTTGACACAGCATAAGATTGTAATACTGGCTGTGGAGAAAATTGAGTGTAGGTAAGGGTAAGTTTTGGTCTTATTGTTGTTGTGGCATGATTATTCGAAGCAACATTAAAGTAAGAATAACTTCCTTCGTCTGTTTTAAGCAGTAGGCCAAATTGAAGATACCCAACAAGATATTCCTGCATCTTTAAGGCGTCTAAACTTATATCAATCCATACTCCTGAACCAGTTGTAGAAGGAACAGAAACAGTCCCTATAGACGTTTGTTCACAATCGCTAACACCAAAAGCACCAGCCGTAGACCAACTTACACCACTAAATCTTGCGTTCCAAGTTGTATTGGTTTCCCCAAAAGCCTTTTTTAATCTATAAACAGATAAATTTGTTCCACTTGTATTTCCGCTATTAGTAGTAATATATAATGACATTACAGCAGAAGATATATTTACAACAGATGCACTAGATAGGTTAAAATGAATAAGCCCTCTATTTATGTGTGTTGTTGTATATTTTCCTAAATTCAGCGTAGTAGACGCACCATAATTTGTTGTATTTGACACACTATTTATATACGTATTATACTGTGAGGGCTGAAGAACCATTGTAGTCATTAGTTTTGCGCCCTCGTATAATTTATCATTATGCCATTCATTCTTATAGAAATGGGCAAATTATTAGCAACAGCATTATTTCTTTGAATTACATAATTAACTAAATTCAATGGGGCCGGACTACCAGATACAGCAAAACTACCACTAGTAGAAGAAATAAAGAATCTATTTGCAACACTACCAGAGGCTGTGGTCGTATAAACAAAACTAGATGGCGCTTGATCTAATAGATCTCCGCTGGCATAAGCCCTTCCAGCAATACCCAATTTTACAACAACAGAACTACCGCTTACAGAGCCACTAGTTGAAAAATACATATTAGCAGTAAAACTGCCACCATTATAATCCCAAGGTAGTGCAAATTGAACAGTTCCCGTAGGACTTCCTGTACTTGAAAAATTTACAGTATTGAAATCAGTATAATTTGCGGCAGTTAACTCAACTTGCGCAGCAGCAGTCGCCCCATTAGAAAGTGTAGGATTTGGGTAAGTTATAAAAAAATTACCTTTTTTCTTCTGAGAAACAAAATAAACAGAAGAACCAGAATCTTTAGATTCAAGTAATCCGTTATTATTATACAGAACTACTTGGCTTGCACTAGGAGTGGCAACACTTCCAGATGTCATCACAATCTTATTAATAAACCCATAAAACCATGATTTTATTGTACTTCCAAGACTTCTAGTATTATCTGTATCTGGGTTTATATCAACGTTGGCACTAGCAGAAGTTAAATTACTCAAAGAAGTATTTGCACCTGTTAAGTTTACAACGCTTCCAGCGGTAATCCTTCCATCTGCCCCTACTTGTACCTGATTGTAGCTTCCACTTACCACGCCTGTAGTAACTAAATTGATATAGCTTCCAGATACTCTACCATTTCCCGTTGTATTTATCGTACTATCTATAACCACACCACAGGGCGAAATCATTAATAAATTATTGGTAGTTCCAATAGTCCCAATTTGATCAATGCTATTTTCATCCAACCATACCCAAACAGAACCATTATATTGAAACAAATATAAATGATTTTTCTTTAATTCACTCGCTTCAAAATTTACTAAATTTCCATTTATATCAACTTTTTGTAAACTTTTAGTCCCTAATGAATTAATATTTAAAGTTACTGTTCCGCTACTTGTTGTATCTAAAGATAAACTAATGATTTGATTAACAACATATGAAGCGATTTCAGAAATTCCAGTAGCTACATAATAATTGGCACTAGAATATACTGCTGGAACAATTGCAGTATATCTCCTTGCCGTTAATGAAATAAGTGATGCACTTGTTGTAGTAGCAAACGCATCAATCTTATTCATATTTGAAGTACTAGCCGTTCCTGCCACGTCACCTCTAAATGTCTGAAATAGGGCAGAACCGTCTGTTGTTGGGTTATATGTACTTAGCCCTAAAGTGGGTGTGGGCGTAGGCATGTTATTCCTCCTTTATGGCACAATAGAATAGTCTAAGTCTGCCAAAGTTGTTGAATCTAACGCTGAAAGTGTTTGATTATCATACTCCCATAGCGCGTGAAAACGCGCTATGATAGGAGCGAAAATAAACGTAGGTTTTTTAATAATTAAAGGCCAGCTCGAAACTTTACTAAGCATGTGCATAACTAATGTAAAAAATGGTGATTTTATATTTATTGTTGGAGTTGGTTTAATAAGTTGTTTCATCGTAGCAACAATAGTTGGTTTTTTTACACGAATAGTTATGGTTGGTTTTAGTAATAATTTTACCAATAAATTATTTATAATAAAGAATGGTCTTTTTATTACTAAAGGACAACTCCAGTCTGTCGATAGCGTTATATTTGTAATAAAAATTTTTACTTTTTGTATAAATCTAACAACAAAACTCGTGCTAATAGAAAATCCAAACACTGTTAAATTAAAACTATGTTTATTGTTCAATATTGATATAAAATCGTGACTTGCCATGAAACTCCTTAATTAGTAAAACTCACTGTAATTGCAGAAGGAGCAAAGGATACTGTAGTTTGAGAAGCAACGGCTTTTGGCGTTGGTAATGCTTCATAATACCAAATATCTGTAACTCCAGTCGTGCCTGCCGCAGCAAGAAATACATAGGTAATTGTTCCCCATGAGGCTGTACTTTCTGCAAAACTAATAGTAATTAAGTTTGTTAATGCACCATTTACAGCACTACTAAATGTGGTTTTGTTGTTAGCAACTGCCACACGAGCATAAGCTCCAGAACTAGGCTCTGTAGCACCACTTCCATCTGCCAAGATAGTTGTAGTACTCAATCCGATATAATATGTTCCTAAATTTGAAAAAGCAGTATTTCCAAAGGCATAATCGCACAGCTTATTTGACGATAAATAAGTATAACTCATTTTATTTCTCCTTTATTTAATTAAACAGTAGCGTTCCGAGGAAATATAGTCACGTACCCTAAGCCCGGACGAAATTCGTTTCCATCAAAATCAAGTATTACTGGTTGTTGTGTAAATTTTCCATTTAATAATTGAGTGGCACAACCAGAAATTACTGCCACGAAATGATTTACAGGACTTCCTGATGGACTTCCAGATGCCATAATAGATACATAGTTAGAGTTTCCATATGGTGATATAGACACATAGCACGTAGATGATGTTAAGTCTAATGGGCATGCACTGGTTTGATCATATATATAATAATTTAATGTTTGCTCCGTACCTCCAATAAAATCAATTGGAGAAAGATTAACTGTTGTCAAACAATCAAATGTTGTTGATGTCATTTATTTATCATTCTCCTTTTCTTTATTTATATTTTTTTCATCATCTATTATTTCCATAGAATCAAAAAATTGTCTAAACATCGTTGCTGAATTTCCTAATGCATTTATATTTAAAATTCCCTTAACTTCTATTTCATTAAGTAAATTAAATGCTTGTGTAAATAAAATTCTATTTTCTTCTGTTATTTTATACATTTTCCCATCCATTATTTTAATATCCAATACAAATTCCACCTTTAAAATATAATGTTCTGTAGGTCGATCCGTTATAATATGTCACATTTGCGGTAATGCCACCAGAACCACCAGCATAATATAATCCCGCATTAACATAATTTGATGCAGCAATAATATTTCCATACATTATTCCACTTTGAACATATAAATCTCCATTGCATGTAGTAGAACTTGTAAATGTAACTGGTGTATAAAAAACACTAGCATTCCCTCTAATACTAACAGGATAACCCTCAAGAGTTAATCCTCCACCCACAGCGCGACATTCAATAGATGATGCTTGAATGCCAATCACATTACTTGAAACTATATCCATATTATTGGTTGTAGTTTCTATTCTCATATTGCCAGTTCCACTAACAGTAATACTTCCTCTACCTCCTGATAGATTAACGTTACTCATTGTTCCAGAACCTATTTTAGAAGCTATTAAACTGTTTATCTGATCACTTGTTACTAGCCCAACCAAGTTAGCAGCACTTACATTTCCACTAAAAGTTCCTGTAGTGCCACTAATAGTTCCACCATTTATGCTTGCCCCAGTAATAGTTCCACCACTTATGGTAGCAGCACTTAAAGTACCACTAAATGTTCCGGTTGCACCACTAAGAGCGCCTTTAAATGTAAGATTTCCAGCACTATCTGCATAAAATCTGTCTGTCCAAGTTCCACCAGATAATCCTTGTATTTTTATGCCATTTACAGGATCGAGTAAAATTTTGCTATTGCCACTAGTTTTATTAATTGTAAGTGTAGCATTGGTAAGGGTTGCACCTGCTCCATTGACTGTGAATGTATTGGAGTCGTTGGTTATGGTTAGATTGTTACCAGCTAGAATCCGACCAACCAGAACTTCCCCGACGAGGCCGTAGGCCGAACCACTAGAAGTGGAAATTTTGCCAAGTGCTAAACTCGCAGTATTCCAATTATCTTTGGTAAATGCTATAATACCATTATTAATCCATAATTGCTCTGGGTTATATATATTAGAACCAGACATTAAAGATCTAACTCTGATGCCATTTTGATTTATTAAAACATTTTGAGCACTTCCGCTAATGACAGAATTCTTACTCGCATCCAAAGATGATGTTATAAATGTAGACACGTCATCCTTATAATTATTGTTCCAACTCCCCCATTGTTCACTATTAAAAGATGTTGTTATGCCCTGATTTACTGTTTGTCCAAACAAATCCGAAAATTCATATGAGCTATCATCTAGACGTAAACGGTTGCCGAAAGTTAATGTAAAATCTGTGGGGTCGTCATAGTTTAAATCTATTCCTAAAAGAACTGGATATATCCATGTATCTTCTTTCAATTCAAGAGTTATAGAACATCCTAATTGGATTTGCGTTATAAAAGTTTGAAATTCCTGTAAAAATACAAAATTAATTGCATCCACACTAAACTCATATCTAGGGGCACTAATTTTCGCAAGGACTGCTGTGGCTTGATCAAAAAGTTGTTGTGCTTGATCTTGAATTTCAGCCTGAGTCATTATATCTGTTTGAACAAAATTTTCATTATTATAAGTATTGCCCATAATAAATGAAGATAATTCGTTTTGTTGAACTGTGGTAAAATTTGTAGTAAAACTTACATAAGTGTTAATGTCAGTAAGTTGTGCCATAATGCTACCAACAGGATAAATTACATTAATATCTGCAACACCTATTGTAACATTAACACTATCTATTTCTGCTTGTTTACTATCTATTTCTGCTTGCTTAGAAGCAATTTGTACATTAATATCACTGTAGTCTATACCTTGTTGAATTCTCGCTCCTTGCACTCCTACAAGAGAATCCATATCTGCATTTAAATCTACCAATTCAGCAGTAAGGGTTATTAGTGTTTCGTTGTTTTCACGAAGCAATGTTAATAAATCTGCATAGTCTTGTTGTTTTTCAAGTATTCTTGCTTCCCAAGCATCTATCGCATCTATTAAAGATTGAGACATCCATGATATATTTTTATAGTAGTCGAAATTATAGATTCTGTCGGAGCCAAGTGGATTAACAGTATTGATACTAAGATTTCCAGCGCCCTTTACCGATAAGGCAGTTACAAGTTCGCTTGACAATTCTTTTATATCTATCTTATTAATAAGATTATCGTGAGAAAGATAAATATCTGTTGGAGTAATGGCAGATGTGGTTGCATATGCGCTTATAGTCTTTGCTATAGTATCGAACGAAAAGACACACTGGAATGAATCCTCGCATGTAGTCATTAGAAAATTATAAATTGTACTGTCATCGACTTTAAATGTTCTAAATAATGTTGTTAGTGAAGAATCTATTGTGCCTATCGACCAAGTTGGAAGATATTCAAGTATTTTCCCAAGTAATGTTCCAGAAGGAGATATATAATCATAAAATTGATATGTTCCCTCGAATGCTGTTAAGTTTTTTAAACTTAACTCTGCCTCAAGAGATTGACAAGTTATATATTTTTCTTTTACAATACCATCATCAGATTCTTCTACAGAAGTTATCATGAAATAGGAGACATCTGGGATATATATTAACTTTCTATAAAGGATGGAATCATAGGCGTCATTAACGATATCATCCGTCATGTATGGAATGGTAAAAGTCAATTCTGACAATGCGTTAAATCTATTTTTGTATTTTCTATCATATGCCACTCCGCCTATTGAAAACAATTCGTCTTTATTCGGATTACAGAGTATCAAATCTATTTGCTCGAACATTCCAAACTTGTCAAATAATTGAATCATGATTCCTCCTTTCCATATAATTCATTCCATTTATTTTCATATGCAACAATAGCATCTTCTTCATTATCATAATATCCCAAAGAAATTCTTTTTCGATTATGTGTTATTCTTACAGACCATTTGGAAAACCTTTTAACATAACATATTCCCACATGTTTACTAGAAGAATTCATATTTTGTTTTTTACTTATCAGGGAATTTGATATTTTGTTTTTACGATCCTCTGAAAATGGTTTGCCAAAATTAGGATTTTTTTCTCCCATTTTCGCTTCCGACATTTTCTTTTTTGCTTTTTCGGAAATGTGTTTACCAAAATTTGGATTTTTTTCACCAGACAATGAATCAGATCTTTTTTTTCTTGTATCATCTGAACATGGTCTTCCCTTTAAAGCTTCAGATAATTTAATTTTAGTTTCTTCCGACATATGTTTTCCAAAAAGATAATTATTCTCACCACTGTTGGCTTGTGAAATTTTTTCCTTGTGTTCTTCGGTTAAATGCTTTCCGTATAAAGGGCTTTTTTCTCCCTTTTGCCATTCAGACATTTTCTTTTTAGATTCTTCTGAATATTTAACTCCTAAGTTGCTATTAGCGCATATTGGTCTAATATTATATTCGGGATGCAAAATATCAATATACCATTGCTCATAATAAGTAAGAATTTCTTTTTCTTTTTCACAAATTAATAATATTTCAAAAACAAAATTGTTTTCTCCATATTTATTAAAAGCATTTTGAAGATATGCATTAAAATGAATATTTTTTTTAAGTGTCGAAAAATGGCTTGTTTTTCTTTTATTTAAATCATATGATTGCCCAATGTATGAATGATTGTTAGAAATATTTCTTATTCTATAAATACCAGAATATTTTCTTTTTTTCATTTACGCCCCTATGTTTCTGGCTAAAGAATATGACATCTCAAATGTCCCTATTCCGGCCTGCACATTTAAATTATTTGCGCCTGGGACGAGCCTGAACCATTTTTTGTTGAACGATGACAGTCTAAGTAGCCCCGTGTCACTAACAACGGTTTGACGATAATTGTCTATCGTCACGGTCTCTCCGGGGGACATAGAACTGAATAAGAATACTCTATTATTATCAGTTATATTTGTTAATTGAAAATTATTACCAACAGAGTTCAAACTAAATTCTACGATTGGATAAAGATAGTCATTGTCGTGAGAATCATTATAAAAAGTAAAATCATAATTAATAACATTATTCCCTGTAAAAGTTTGACTAAAAACTCTAGGAAATGTATATCCGAATGGCCCGTTTACGTGCCCTTTAAGTGTTATGCCCCTTTGAACGTTCCCAATATATTTATTTTCCGCGCTCGTAAAAAGAGTCTGAAACACTGTGTCTGCAATGTCAGGTTGAACTATTTGAAAATTTTTATAAGAAGTTTGTCCCAAAAACAATTTCTGAATAGCACTTCTCGTTGCACCGTCGATTGGGTTTTTAGAAATTAAAGTCATAGAAAACTCCAATGGAGTGTTCAAGGTTCTCCCAAAATAAAACGCCTTACTTTTTCTATAAATATATTTCTCATAAATAGTCATTTCGCTACCAGCAGGGCTATCCACATCCCCCGTATCAAAACTACCTATTGTTAAATCATATAATGATGATGGGACACCATCATAAATAACTTCTGCACCATAAAATGCCATGGGTGTCCTCCTTTCATGTTTTTATAATTAAAATAGGGATATTTCTACCCCTATTAACTAAAGACTAAAACTTCCTGCCGTTCTCTTCATTCCCCTAGACTTCATTGCCTTATTGATGGTATCCAATATTGTTGATTTTAATTGAGGAAGAACTGTTTTATCTAAACTCCCTGCAACATTTACAGCCATATTTATTGTTGTACCTCCGCCATTACCAGCTACTGCTACAAGATTAGGAAGGGTTGAATTAATAAATTGTTCTATTTGGGAAGGCGTAGTCATTGCTTCTCCATCCATAACTTGAGCGAATTTTTGTCCAGACTTAAGTTTTGGAAGTCCACCAACAATACCACCAGAATCGAAAGATTCGGGATGCTCTGCTTGCCAATCCCATTTGCTCGTTGATGTTGTAGGACTAGTATTATTCATCCAATCAGAAGGCAAACCATATCCTTCAGGAATTTCTTGCCAAGTTAAATTATCTAATGCGTCTCCAAGTTTTTCAACAGCATTAGTTACGCCACCTATAGCTCCAGCCGCACCACCAGAATATGTAACAATAGTATTAAATGCGGTTGTCCATTTCCCAGTAACGTCCGTATCAACACCCGTACCAAATCTACGATTCCATTCGATAAGTTCTTGATAAAATGTAGAACTTTTATCTGCCAAAAGCTGTATGGCTTCTTGAGTTAGCGTACCAGATTCAGATAAATAATTATCTAATTCTTTTATTTTTGCATCAATATATTCTTTATAATTATCATATTCTTGATCTAAAGCATTTTTTTGCTCATCTATGCTATTATCGAATTGAGCATCTTCAATTTCTTTTAATTTTTTAGCTTTTTCTTCTTCCAACAAAAGACGTTTAGATTTTGCCTCTTCACTATTATCAAATTGAAGTTCTAAGAGTTCATTATCAATATCCGTAAGTTCTTTGTTTTTCTCAGATAATTCATCTTGATAATCTTTCTCGTCTTTCATTTGATCAAGAATTTCTTTACGGGCATCGATTATATCTTTATAGCCATTAAGTTCGTCTTTAAGAGCATCTTTTTCAGCATTAGCTTTATCTTTAAGCATATCTATAGTCATTTTAAGAAGATCTTGATATGCTTTTTCGTTGTCAGAAACTTGTTTAGTTCCAGATGAAACTTTAGGCAACCAATATGCAGTCTGTTTTATTTGCCCTAAATGTGCTTGAGTAAGTGATAACGCATTTATTAACATGGAATTATTTTGATCAATAGCTATAGCATCTTCTAATTCTTTAATTGTATGTTCTGCCTTTGCCAATGTTAATTGTCTTACAGCCTCCATATTAATATATACCAAACCAGTATTCTGATCAATTGTAACTGCTTCTTGCCATTCTGCCCCTAGTAATTGTTGAACTATAGAAATTTGCTCCATAGTTGCACCAGTTGCAGCATTATATCCATCAATCAAACTTCGCAAAGAACTTTCATTGGATTGAATTGCCGTGGCACTATTCAATGCTTCTGTAGCGGCAAGATCATTTGCTTGGGCTATTTGTTCAATAGCATAAGCCGTATCATTCGCCGCAGTACCAAGAGCATCTGCCATATCTTCAACATCATCTTTCGCAACTTTTAATGATGTATTAAATATTTCTTGTGGATCAGTAGCTTTTCCTAATTTTATAGCTAATTTATCATATTCATCTTCTAGGACACTTAAAGCATCAGTTAAATTTGCTATATAGTTTTCGTCTCTAGTTTCATTAGGCATAGCCTTCATGGATGCTATTAATTCTTTTTGTTTTTTTATTCTATTTTCAAAATCTTTTAAATCACCCTCGTCACCAGTAACAGCACCCAATCCTCTACCAGCAATTACATTAAAATCTCCCCAAAATTTAAACCAACCTTTTAAAAATGTTGCCCATCCTGATGAAGTCCATATTGCATCCCAAGAAGTTTTCATTCTTTCTTGTTGTCCTTCAACACTATCCAAATATGCCTTTATATTTTCTTTCCGCAAACCGATTGATTCACCTTCTAATTTAAGCATTTGATCAAGCATATCATAATTTTCCATTAATGTAAGAAAATTTTCACGTTGCCAAGTTCCGCCCATGGCTTTTGCCACGGCAGCTTTTTGAACATTTCCTAATGTTTCCCATTTTCGGGCAACTTCATCAATAATCACTCCCGCATCTTTGAACTGAAGATTTTCATCTCTAACTTCAATTCCGAATTTTTTTAATGTTTTTTCTACATCAGAAATACTCTCGCCTGCTTCATCAAATTTCTTACCAAGTTTAACATCTGTTAATCTTGTAAGAATTGTTTTCATAGAGTTACCAATACTCTCGGCGGATTTTCTAGTAACAGACGACACGATTCCTATGTATGCGGTTAAGCGATCAAACGATAAACCAGCCACCTGTGCAGTATTTGCTGAACGCTGTAATGCTAAAGCTAATTCTCCGGCAGACGTACTATATTTATTGTCAATAACTAAAAGCTTATCAACAACAGTTCCGGCTTCATACGCTTCCATTTTAAAACCATTTAGTGTGCTTGTTAATAACTCGGTAGCTTGGGCAGCTTCAAGATTACCCATTTTTGAAAGATAAATGGATTCTCTCGTAAGGGCTAAAGCTTCTGACGCCGTCTTTCCTTGCCGAATCCATTCAAGGCTTCCTTTAGCCACTTCAAGAGTAGAAACCCTCATACTCGCAGCTAAACCATTATAGGCATCTGCCATTTTATAGGCTTCTATTTCTGTCGCCCCTGTTACATACTGCATTTTTACCAATTCTGAATTTAAATCTGCAATATATTGTCTCACCTCACCAAGTTTTTGTAATGTGCCAAACAACATATCTCCAGCAATTTTCCATAAAGCCATCTTATAAACAGCTTTTGTTAAACTTTGTCCCAAATCATCATGTGCCTTTGCAGTTTCTTTGACTTTTGGAGCCAGTTTTACATGAGCTGCTGTCAAAGCATCAACTTCTTTACTTGCATTTGCTGTTGTTCCAGATTTACTACCAACATTTACATCAAGATTAATTGGTTTTAAATTTTTACTAACCTCATCAATCTGTTTATATAAATCTGTTTTATTCAACGTAGCCCTAATAACTACATTATATTTATTTGTTCCTGCCATAGAACCTCCCTCCAAGGAACTTGGAAGTTCCTAACTATTTATTCAGTTAAAACTATATTAAACATATCTGCAAGTTCGTCTAAACTAGTATCCTTCAAATATCCTTGAGTTGTAGAAATATCAGAATGATTAGCTATCAATCTAAGTTTTTCAACAGGAAAACCTGTTTCCATACACAAATCCTTACAAACATAATGACTTCCATCAGACAAATTTTGAAGAGCCGAATGTCGGATTGAGTGTGGATTAAAATCAAATTCTTTCCCTTCCAACTCCTCTAACAAGTCTCTCATATACATAAACCAATCATATAATAATTCACCATCTGCTTCTTTTTTATTTTTACCATTCTGCAGAATCCACAACGATTCAATATCATCTTCTCCACGTTGTTCTAACCATAATTTAACACATTCTTTTGTAAGTCTAAAATAAACAAGACTAAATATCTTTCTTCGTTTGCCAATAACTTTATTAGTATTATTTAAAGATTCATTATAAAATCTCATTTTAGTTACTTGTGCCAATTCGTTTCTACGTCCAGCAGAATCATATGCTAAAGCAAGTAAAGTAGCAAACTGATATTTTTCTCTTTTTATTAACTCATCTTTTAATTTCATTATTTGTTCATTAGTTAAAAAGAAAATATCTCTTACTGGTTCTTTGGATAAGCCTTTTACTTTTTTAGCAATGTTTGTATCATAGTCATAATCATCTTCGTTTTCTACAAAGGTCAGCAATGATCTAATCGAGCAGAGGAGTCTGTTATGTCTGGCCGATGAGACCCCGCACTCAGAAGTTAAATAAAGTGAATATCCTCTAAAATCTCGCTTTGACAGCTGTAAAATGCTGCGATTTTCTAATTTTTTATAAATATATATAAAAGCTATTCGCAAATCATTATGGTACTGGCTTATCGTTCCATCACTTTTTTTAATTTGCTTTAATTCTAATAAAAAGTCATCCATTATGCCTTTATTCTCTTGATTTACTTTATCATATATTTCTTTATCGAAGAAATTATTATATATTTTTCTTTTTGGCATTATTGTTTTTCTCCTTTTTGATTCTTTTTGTTTCTATCATCTTATCAATTGAATCTTGTGAGAGAACTCTTCCTTTTTCAGATTCAGATATTTTACGCTTATGTGCTTCTGATAATTTTTTTCCTTTTTTGGCATCAGACATTTTCTTTCTAGTTTCATCTGAAATATTTTTTGCCTTTTCAGATAAAAGAATTTTTGTTTCTTCTGTATGATGTTTCCCATAAAAAGGATGATTTTCGCCGGACATATCTGGCATATTTTCAATCATCTTTATTTTTCTTTCTTCAGGCATTGGTTTACCATAATTGGGATTATTTTCGCCCTTCATTCTTTCAGACATTTTCATTTTTTGATCTTCAGAAAGTGATTTTCCGATATGGGATTCGGACATTCTTAATCTCGTTTCGTCTGATGGAATTTTACCATAATTAGGATTATTTTCTCCAGAAATTCTTTCAGACATTTTACGCCTAGATTCTTCGGGCCACTTAGTCCCCAAATTACTATCAACACACTTTCTAGTATTATATTCTGGTCTTAATATATCACAAAATATTTGTTCATAATGTGTCAAATATTCTTTTTCACATATTAATAAAATTTCAAAAATAAAGTTCTCAACTCCATATTTATTATAAGATCTTTGTAAATATTTGTTGTGATGACAATTTCTTTTAAGTTCTGAAAAATGATAATATTTTCTATTAATTAAGACAGATGCTTGTCCGATATATCTTTTTCCATTAATTAAATTTCTAATACAATATATTCCAGATTTTTTCTCATATAAACTTACTTTCCCCATTATTATTTACTCCTTTTATCAATAAAGTATGCCATACCTATAGATACGGCATCACTTTGATCATCATTGTCTATTTTTAAATATGGAAATTTTTCTTTAACAATTTTCATTATTCCAACTTTATCAGTTTTGCCATTCCCGCTTACAATTTTTTTTATAGAGGATGGGGCATAATATATTTGTTCTTTGTCATAAAAAACATAATTTGCTATGCCATGAACGCAAAATATTGCCTGCGTTGAGGTGTTAAAACGTGTAAATCCTTTTTCTAAAATAATCACCGAATTATTATATTTCTCTTTTATAGAAATAAAAACATCGGCAATTATTTTCAGCCTCTCACCTCTGGTTAATTTAGAACTAGTAGGTACGCTAAAAACATCTAAAGGATTTTCGTTTTCATCAAAAATACATATTCCTGTGTCACTTAAGCTTAAATCTAACGATATTACATATTTTTTATTGTTTTCACTCATTTATACCCTTTCTTATAATTTCCTCAATAAAAAACCATACGATTCATATAGTTTTATTTTTATAAAAACCCAATAAAATGTTGGTTTTATTGGGTTTTCCTTTCAAAAAAAGAAAGACAGGAACTAGCCCTGTCTTCCACACCAATAAATTATACCAATAAACTATTTATTTTTTAGCAGCAAGTCGTTTTGATTTCAATGACTGTTTGTCTAAACCGTCATCCTTCATTGCCTTTACAGCAGCTTCAATAGCGGCAGCAACGATATCAAGATCAACTACTATACCTTGAGCAGCCAAGAATTTTTCGGCCAAATCTAAAGCATATTTTTTCTTGTCTTCAATAATAGTATTTATACCAGCTTGTTCGGCGGCATCAACAACCATCACAGCAACTCGTTCAATTTCCGCAAATACATCAGGTTGAGCAGCTTTAGCTTCAGCCCACAATTTCTTAATCAAAGCAATAGCAACACCAATCAAAGAAACGGCCGCAGCAACTCCAACATTCATCAAAATATTTTGCAAAAAAGCACTTAAAAACACTGAATCCATTTTATCTCCTTTTAGATAATAAAAAATTGATATGATAGGAGTATGTCTTTATACTCCTTTACAACCTAAATTTTTGTATATGCCATACAAACCCATTCTTCATTAGTAGGATGACATTTTCCCCACCCATCTCTTTCGGCATATATATTCAATTTTGTCCCATAAGGAACTGCTCTTAATATTGTTGTTCTAGAAGTACTTCCGGGAACACTGCGAATATTGCAGCCTTCTTTATCTCTTGGATAAACAACTTTTATAATAATTGGGACATATGTAGGAGCATAACATGTAATCATGCTTCTTTGAGGATTATCATCTCCAACCGTAGACCAGCAGTCTTCAAACATTTCAATTGGAACATCAATGTTAGAACCACTTTTTACAGAATTTAATGGATCATGGATATATACATGTGTTAAATCTATTCCCACAACTACAATAAAATGACTGCCAGTAAATTTATTCGGACGAATGCTTGATAATGCCCCATATCGAATTAATGCAATGACAGGAATTCCTTGAACTAATGTCCAATACAGGTCTTTGATTGCATAGTTGGCATCCCATTCACATTTTATTCCACGGGCACTCAATAGCTTCATCAAATCCCCAACAGATAAATAACTATCTCCACTGGGTCTTACCTCATCATATAAACTATCAACAGTAGGAACAGAACCAATAAGACCTTTAATAATCATAGCGGCACTAGAAGCCCCACAGTCATTCCCATGGGCATTAGCGCCTTCTCCTACCTGACCAATATAAGGAACATTTAATATTGATGTCATATTATCTCCTATATAGAAATAGTTACATCCCAACCAAGACGAGAATGAAGTTTATATATAAAATTATTTAAATATCTTGCCTTTATACTCGCTACACTCGGAGACCAAAAATCACGCGATTCTTTCCACCAATGAGGTTCTTTCCCAAAATCAAATAATGGGCCAGACTTACCATTAACAATTATATCTATTAATGATTCTCTGGTATCAGATATATAATCTCCATAAAGACTGCCATGTTGAAAAATTTCAGGATTATATCCCATAAGACTTTTTTCACTATATATAGTATATTCTATATTGCGAATACTCTCGTCCGTCTTATACTTCATCCAACTACCAAGCAAACCACCGCCATCTCCAAGTCTCTCGTATGCAACTGGATTAAATGGATCATAGACAACCTCTTGAACATTTTTCTTTATTTCTTCAATAATGTCGTCACTAGATTCGGACATAATAGCTTCAATTTCACCCATCAAAACAACTTCAAGAGTTATATCATTGTCAATATCCATAGACACACCTCCAATTACCACTTAGGATTATATGGATCTTTATATCTTTTTGGCGATACCTTTATTTTAGAGCTATAATCACACTCCATACATTCAACGTATTGATCTTCATAACTAACCCCATCATCTTCATGTATGTTCATAGTTGCTTCTAATTGTCCGCCACATTCTGGACATCGTTTTGATATCATTTTTTGTTTCTTTTTATGGTCGGACATATTACTACAATGATTCCTTTTTTGAAGTTCTATTTTTTCTAATTTTTTTCTCTGGAACAATTGACGGAACTGGAGGAATAGGAGACTCTATTTGAAGTGTTTCCAAACTAGATTTAAATGTCTCCGCTGCTTTTTTCATTCCTTCGTCAGAAATATCAGCCTGAGAAAACTGTTCTATTAGTCCCATAACCGCTTCAGCAACTTTATCAAATGTTGTTCCTATAGATCGTTCTAATGCATTATCTTCTTTAATATGATTGAGAATATTGCTAAGTTCTTTTCTAAAATCATCATAATTTACAATTTGTTTTTTTATAACTTCCCATAAACCACTCCCAATAAGAGCGTCTGCACCATCAGAACCATCCGAAAATTTAACAGATAAATCTGTGCATCTATTTGTGATTCCAGTAACGATAGAATATTCTGCTCTAATTTCATTTAAGACATAAGAATATTCACCTTCATTTTTTTCAAAAATATGCTTGATATATACTTCTACCAAGTCTTCTTTATCGTCTAATGACAAATATGGTTTTATTTTAAATTCCCCTTGTTTGCCAAATTCCATACTTATCCACTCCATGGGAGCTACTTTAATTTTTTGTTTTTCTATTTCCATCCGAATTTTAACCTTAAGTTAGAATATTGGATGGGGATTTTACTCCCCATCCTTAGATTGATTTTTTGTAAGAGAGAACTCTTTACAATATGATTTATTTTCAATCATTACATAATGATTGAGTTGCCCACACCATCGCACAAAACTACAATGGTTTCCTTTGTAATCTCCTTTTCGGCAAATGAAAAATATACCGGTTTCTCCGTCTATTTGCATTTGTTCTCCATTTGCGCAAATCATTTTAGACTACATTAATAGTAACATAATCAACCAAAGAGCCACTTGGATATATTACTGCAATAGTAACTGCTTGAGCAATTGTGGTTGAAGACGCACTTGTATATAGCGTACCCGTAGTAGCACCCACTACAATACCAGAACCAGAACTACCAGAACGAGCAAAAGTACAATCTGTGGTAATATTGGTATTGCCATAAACTCCACCTTTAATACCAAGAACGGTAATATTACTGTTTTGGACAGTTGACTTTACCCAACTAATTGTTGATGGAATCGCGGCGATACTAGTATAAGCTGTAGTGGCTACTACGGGGATATATGTAACCTTGGCATAATAATTCCCAGATACACAATCTGTAGCTGCAACAGATAAAGCTTTACCACTAAGTTTTTCTGTTGAAACACCATTTGCAGTCATGCTAAGATCGTAATTTCCAGCAATCTGGAAGCTAGGAACATTAATTTGTAGGTATTTCAAAACTGTACTATGCGACTGATCTCTAATTTCAGCAATCAATGTTAAATCAACAATGCTAGGTGGCGTTAAAGCACCGACAACAATTTGATCAGCAGTTTTACTTGTTTTATAAATAGCAGTAACTTGCTGACTTGGACATCCAGAAAGTTGAATATCTTTTGTGGATGGAGTTACAGTCTGAATACTTCCATCTGCCAAAAGCACATCTACATTTCCAATCGGAGTAAGAGTAATTTGTGCAGCACTAGATGCAGAAGTTGTCAAACAATCTGTTTGAGTAACCGTATATGCACCCGTTAAAACACTAGAGCCAACATTTAAGGCAATAAATTGTTCGCCAAAAGAAGCTTGTTCAATATCAACAGTTAATTCTCTTGTATGATAATAACTATATATGAGTTGATTGCCAATACCACCACGAACATCTGTATTTGCCATGGTAAGCTTAAAAGCACTGTTGATATTGGCTGTTCCCATCATAATTGTATTTCCAGTAGCAGGATCTCTAAGAATAGCATCTGCTACACTAACCAATTCTTCTATCGCCATATTTTTTCTCCTTCTTTATTTCTCAATTTTTATTTGACTATTTGGATTACTAAAACCACTATCCTCCAAGAATTTATCTTTATTTACAAAAATACTGTCATATCGACCTGCTTTGTCAGTATGTCTAAGGTAGTGTTTGAATAATTCGTCCTTCTTATTTTTAGCAGTTACTTGCCCACTAACTTCAAGTGGTTTAAATAAACTATATTCTTTAAACATTACTTCTCTTTCAAATCTTGCTTGAAATTGGAATAATGTCTTTTCTCCTGCTTCTATTTCTGTCATTTTTGTCAAAGCACAAAACGAAAATATCTCATCTTTAAAAGTCATATCCAACATATCTCGTTGCATAAATTCAAGTTTTTTTTCAAGATCGGGATTATAACTTTCTACATATTCTATTGACGAACCATTTTGTTCTAAGATTATTTCTCTAAGATCATCAAAATCTTGCTCTGTAAATATTATATTATTTATAAATATAAATACGGCAAACTTTTCAAACATATCCTTACCAGATGGAATCTCTTTTTGTGCATAATGAATTGGATCACTATCAGAATGCTCTTCTGCGGTTGGATTATTTATAGGTCTATCTATATGAGTTACATAATATAAGAAATCCAAAAGTTCATCTGGCTCTATTTTAAGAACATATAATAGAAATTTAAGATAACTCATTCTAAGTATATCTCTATCTGCAATATATGATTTAGGTTGACAAAATAATTTATAAAGTAGTTTTTTATATTTAGTTTCTTTTATTTTAAGGGGATAAATTTTTATCCCCTTATATTCTTGTGGCAATCCCCAAATATCATTATCGGAATTATAAAGTTGTTGTAAGGTTTGGTTCATAATTATATCCAGTTACACATAACTACAACGTTACCTTTAAAGTTTGTTTGTCCGACAAGAGTCATTCTACATCTACTTGAGGCTCTTGCATCAAAGTAAAGTCTACCAAGTCCACCAATTTCGGCTCCGTTGAATGTTTCTATGATTTGTTGAGCCACTGTATTAAGGCGTGTATGCGAATTGCTCATGGTGTTGATTTTGTACGAGCAGTATATCTCAAAGGCCATACTAACATTTCCATAAATATAATTTACAGGAATTACTTCTGATGGAGTTATTCTTAATATACATGCATCTTCTGTAAAAGCATCATCTTGTCCTACATCCATAAACACCCTAAATGAGTTTTGCTCTGGCATCCCATTATAAATAAGAGCACCTTTTTGTGCTTTGGTTAAATTTGGATGAGCAGAATCGTTTTTATAAGCATCTCTATCTGTGTATTTTAATAGCTTCCACACCAAATCATTGTTATTTAAAAGATATTCAATACAGTTAGAGGATAAAAGTGGTAAATTCTCGAATTTATTGTAAGTATCTTTTCTACTATCTGTTGTCATAATCACCTATTTCCTATCACCATGCGCCAGACAAGGTCACATCGAAAATTCTACTTCCAGAACTTCCACTACACAATATTGATAATGGATAATCCATATAACGCTCATTATTGACAACACCAAATGTATTTGGAGTTAAAGTAGAGAATGTGTAGTTTGATGTTGGGACATCAGAACCAAAAATACTAAACACAAATGATCCTGATAATATTGTTGAACCACTGTAATAGTGGGCATCAAATATGGCCGAAGCAGATTCCAATATTGTTCCATCGTTGGGAGTTATAATTATATTTGCTACGGATGATGCAGAAGAATTGTATTTATAATAATCAGCTACGCCATTTATGATATCATCGGTATCGGTGTTGACTTGGGTTGTTATTACATCCAAAGTTAGCAACTGAGAAGAATTATTATCTAATGTTTTAAGATTTTGGTTATTTCTTACACCTCCACCTAGTACCTTGTATGCCACCCAATTGTCTGTGTTCCCCATAATAAAACGTTGTCCATCTTTTATTTTTCTTGTTATAGAATTTAATTGACAATAAAATTTTGTCAGACCTCCCGGTGTTGAAATGTTCGAATTTGGAATATCATCGCGTGGGTTGTTTATAATATCTTCTACAACACATTCAGCAAATTGAACCACACCATTAGTGTCTGTCCATCGTAAAACATTAGAACAACGTCTAACTGTAACCGACGCCGTTACACTTTTTATATTTTCACTATTCGTCACCAACCAAATGTTATCGTTAAATGAATATTTCATTCCTACTGATACCGAATGTCCTATATCCTCAAATAATATTCTTTTCCAATCATCGCCTTTTTTAATTCCGGTCAGAGGTTCCACACACGAAGTCACTCTAGTCCTAATATTTACATATAAGCCACTAGCAAAAACAGACTCCTCCCCGATATAGAAAACATCCGTACTATTATCGAACTGATATGACAAACTTGCTTGAAAATCATTTATCCATGCTGCACTAGCCGACGTAGGCACATTTGGAAGGCCGGACATATAGTATTTGTATCCCAATAATGCCTCCTATTCTACGGATTAAATATTTGCGAATTCCATGAACTCCAATTCACGTTATATCTGTAACTGTAATCAATTAATCTTTGCGAAAGTTCTTCTTTTTTTACATTCAAATTTGCAGTTCTTTCCCGAATATTTTGTGCGGGGGAGAAAGGCTTGAAGTCACGATCACCGAAGGGATTCGTCAAAATTCGAAAATCTTGAATGCCCTTCATTAGCCAATATAATTCCATATGTTGCGCTAAAAGTAATTGATTCTCCATAGTTAGTGTTTCATCAAAATAACCATCCGAAGATCCACTAATAACATTATAGGAAAGAGATTGGTTTGCTATAGGTGAAAAATCTACTATTGATTTTAATAGCCATGGTTCTACCTGTGAATTCAACACCAAAGATCCTGAAGTATTATAAATTAAATCTAATTTATAGTCTGATACACCTGATAAAAAAAAGTCAACCACTTCTGATAATTGTGTAGTCATAGACCTCCTTTCTATAATTTAATTATTATAATTACAAAAATTCCCTTGTGACTTTGACATCTACAAGGGAGATAAATTTACTTATAAACAAATTATCGTGCAAAAACACAATAAAATGTTTGATTTATTGCATTTTTTAATTCTTCTAATTCTTCTTCAACGCAGCGATAGCCTTCTTTTCTTCTCCTAATCTAGAAATACTATATTCTCCACTAGGATCAACAACGCGAGAAAATCTATCCATCAAATTCAAATCTACATATTCCCCTGCTATCATTTTTTCATGTACCATGGCAATAATAGAATCTCTTTGGGTATCACTACATGATTTGAATAAATTAACGGCATCACTATCATTCCCCATCATAATTTGTTCAATATTATTTTTGGTTAGAATTCTAGTATATAAGTCATCAAGTCCATGTTTTCTAACTACATCCTTATTTAATATGATATAATATCCTTCTTCCAAAAAATTAGGATGTTGTTCCATAATTTCAGTTAAATAATGATATGGAATTCGTTTCACTTCTCCAAATTTATAAAAATCATATTTCTTACCACGGCCATGTTCCTCCGTAGTTAAAGTCAATTGATATGGAGTCAAAGACATAATTTTAATATAACTGTCACTAGATATTGTTAAGTCGCCACTATCATCTTCTTCATCCATGTAATCTTCTATTTTATTGGAACTTTTTTCACCTGTCAACTCATCCATTTTTTTTGACATGTCTAAAAGTTGCTTTTTTAATTCTGCCACTTCGGAAGAATCATTGTTTTTTTTTACAACTTTTCTTCGTGAGGTTGGTTTTGCATTTGTTAAATCTTGTTTTGTTTCCATATTATCCTCTTTTCTCCTCTAAACTAATTTTTATATTGTTATGGTGGGGATTTTACTCCCCACCATATATGACAAATATTACCTAATATATCCTATAGGGTGATGACAGCTCCGACGGCGTTTGTGGCGACTCCGGCTGCCCAGCTCTTCATGATGGTAGTACTTTGGGAGAGATCGGCGTTCTCAAATACACCAGTAGTATTACTGATAGTATTGCCTTCCAAGCACAGTTTTATAATCTTTTGCGAAGCGGGGGCAATAATCCAAAGACGATCATTCGCAATTCTCAAAGCGCCAAAAGTATTTTGATCGGCAACTTGTGGCATTCTCATAACATCATAACCATTAATGGTAGGAATATAACCAATAGTGGTATATGGGTCAGAAAGGGTGTAGCGATAATTCGCGTCATCGGGAAGTACGTTCAATAAAGCGGTAGCAGTTCCAACAACAATTGGTTTTGCGCCCATAGACCAAGCCCCAACCTGTTCGCACTTCTGTATTAGATTGGCCTGAGTATAACCAGCAACACGAAGACCAGTTGTAGCAGTATTAGACAGGTTGCTCATAGCAGTAGCAAAAGCATCATAGGCATCTAAACTCATAGCTGTTTCAATACTACGGGCGGCTTTAGATACGAGTTGAGCTAAAGAAGCTTTCCCGCTAAGAACGGAGTACATAGATACGCCAACGGTTAGCTCATGCCATTCAGGAACTAAAGTAACCTGACCCTTGAACTGTTTGTGCACTTCAGTTGATTTCTGTGCTCGACCATGTTTGGAAACTACAAACAAATCACGAGGTTCGAAATCAAAACTGAAAGAATCACCAAAGGCTCCGACCTTTACATCTGTATAAAGACCAATAGTCTCAATAATAGAATCAGGAAGAATCATATCGACTAATGCATTAATTACAGCAAAAGTTTCATGGGCAACATTGGGATGGTAGAACCATTCGCCAATATTTTCTTCAGTCGCATAATTAAGACCTGTGCGACGAATGATTTCTTTCAATAATGCCTGATTTAATCTCTTTTCTTTTTCATCAAAAGAAAGTGTAGTATCATATTCCACATTTTTCTTTTCTGAGATATTGCGGAAATGATTCCAATAATCTAAAAATTGCTCTTGCAATTTTCCATTAGCTGCAAATGTTAAAATGTTATTAGGGATGCTCATATTAATAATTTCCTCCTATTGGTGTTAAAAACTTGATATAAAAATTTCTACGATTCTCCATTAAGATACTAATTGTACAAAACCTCAAACTTAAAGGCTGTCACTCTTTGGTTGTCAATTCCACCACTACCAATGGAGATATATGTAGTAGCTAAATAACGAAGACTGAATGTAGTGGTGGCGACAGGATTAGCAGCCCATACAAGCGTAAAAGCTCCTGCACTTGCATTGGCAAAAGCTTGTGCTGTTCCAGAATCCAATGCATCAGCGGTTAGTGTAATAATATCTCCGGGCTGTGGTTTAAATGCATCAAATACTTTTCCACCAACATTATAGAATTTTCTTGGATCTTGATTCAATCCCTTATAAATAAGATCTCCGTCAACAGTGATGGGAACTTCTGGAGATGCAGCCATCCATAAACCAATCATAGAACCAGCAATACAAGGGGAAAATACCCAAGCTTCAATATTTGAGCCAGATGTTCCTCTTGTTTGAAGTAAGAAAACATTTCCATTATCAATATCAGTAGAGGTAGAACCTGAAACCACTGAACGATTATAAGCTGAAACGTCTTTTGAAACGGTTTGATCTTTTATTAAAATACTATGTGTCATTGTTATATTCCTCCTAGATTTAAACTAATTAGTCCCAAAGGGAACTTTTCTTGCTGGTATCTTTGGTTCCCCAAGGATTCGCAAAACGTAATTCTGTATCTTCTTCTTTTCCTTTTATAGCAAAAGAAAAAGCTTCAGACTTCGCTAAATTTTTCCAAGCATCAATTGTTTCTAAACTAAATTTCTTGGATTCTTCTAAAAGAAAATCTTTCTTTTCTTTTGGCATATCAGAATGCTCTTCGATGTCTTTCATTGTAGCTTTAACTTCAAAATCAAATTTTTGGTTTTCGACATCAGATTTGAAAGATTTTAATTTTACATTTTCGTCCGCAAAAGCTTTGTTATCTTCGGCCATTTTACACATTTTGCAATATATCTGAGACACAAATTCTTTCATGTCCATTTTTCCAGATTCGAAATCAGAAGATATCTTTTTATATGCCTCAGTTTCGTTATCAAGCATTGCCAGAATTGCCTTTACATCAAGATTTTCGTCCAAAGACATTTTTTCTTCTTTATCTTCTTTGTCTTTAGTTTCCTTTTCTTCTTCTTTTTTTTCTTCTTCAGGAGTCTCTTTTTTGTCCTCCCCCTCTTTTTCTTGTTCCTTCTTTTCTTCTTCTTTTGTTTCTTTTTTGTCTTCTATTTTAGAAGCCATTTCTTCAGTTTTAGGTTCTTCTTTTTCTTCTTTTGTCTCTTTTTCTTCAGCAGCCATTTCCTCTTCTTTTTTTTCAGGAGGAGCTTCGGCCATATCTTCTTCAGGCTTTTTCAAGTCTTTTTCATCTTCCATATTTTTCTCCTTTTTAACCCACTTACCATCTTTTACAATATGGGTTTTTTTGAATGAATTAATTGCTGTAGGCCACCCATAATCACCACCAATTGCATCTGCTTGAGTAGCAATAGCATTTGCTTGTGATAAAGAAATAGGAGGATCAATACCTTTTAATGCTGGATTGATATCTCCGATATTCTTATAAGGGAAAGTAACAATTTCTTCTTCACTAAAATAGGACAACTGTTGTTTATCTTGTTCATCTAATTTATTAGAAATATCTGTTGCCCATTCCATTCCATCTTTCCCACCATAAAGCATATATGAAATCCAAGTATCAGATGGAGGCGATTTAATCATATTATTAAATTTATTAGATTTATGAATTTTTGCAATATGACGAACTTTTTCTGGAGTTGTATTATTACTTTTGGCAACAAACCTAGCAGATGCCAATGATGTAGCAGAAGCTCCACGATTATATTCTTTATATAGTGCTAATCCTTTATCAACATTTTTCTTTACATTTTCAGGAATTGACATATCTATATTTTCATATTTTAAAGAAAATTCTTTTATATATGCATCACTATATTCTTTCTGAAACTGCATAACAGTTGCATGAGCCAATGGGATTGCGGGCGTTATTAACGAACCAAGAATAGTTACTGCTTCAAATTTATAATCTAATAATTCTTTAAGTCCATCATCCCTATCTTTTGCCTCATATAATGTTAACTCTACGCTAATAGGTTTATCTCCATCTCGCTTAAAAAAATTTAATATTTCACCAGAAAATTTTTTCCAAACATAGCTAATAACCGTAAGCATAGTTCTGCCGTCTTCAAGTTTTTTCCTTTGAATTTCCACATGTTGAGGCACAAATCCACAAGCAATTTCTTCTTTATCATGAGTGCCTGCGTCATCAAACATAGAAGAATATTTCCAAACAACTGGACAATTTTTTATTGTATCCGCAGTTCTATTAAGAGTTTCTTCAGAAACATAACTATCATTTAAATTTTTTCCAGACGCAAAAAAATCAAGAGATAGAATACTAAAACTAGATTCTTTTTCTTCACTCAATAATTCTGCATTTTTTATAGCAAAACTTAATTTGTTATTCACTCATTAAGCCTCCTTCCTATAGGGCAATAGTTCCCTTTCCAAAATTTTATCAATATTTTTTATATCTTTATAATTTATCTCAAGTAATTTTAAATCTTTTTTGTCACAATAATATCTTTTAAATGCATCATGGCAACAACATTTATAAAAAGAATCTTCTCCTCCAAAATATTCAATTGGATGAAAATGTTGTTCTCCTTGAAATTCTATAAGCAAGCGTATGTTATTAATATCGTCATATATGCAAAAATCAAATCTCAATATTCCTAAATCTAATCCTCTAAAATTATCAAAAGATTTTTGGGGAACAAAATTAATTTTATTTTTTTCTAGAAAATTTCTTATTGCAATCTCTCCATTGGATTTACTACACATGGGACAACCATTTCCAATAAATGTTCGATTAGCAATAGTCGATTTCCAAGAATGCCCATTTTTACATTTCCAAAAAACAGTTTTTCCAGAGTATTTGGTATATTCTCTTGGAGACAATTCATTCTTTTCATAATCCCATTCTTCAATAATTTCCGGGAAAGAATTTAATAAATTATTTTCATCGGATGATATTTTGCCATCACAATATGGACAACCTGTTCCTCTTTGTAAAGCATCTAATGTCGTATACCAAGAATGATTATATTTATTGCAAGTACAAATTAAAGATTTATTTTTACTAAAAAAATATTCTCCGCCCGATAAATAAAATTTATCTGTATTTTTACTTATGAATAATTTTATATTTTCATAAGTATATTTATTTCTTTTTGAAAATTTTTCTGGCTTATAAACAAAATTACATTTTTTCTCACCCGCATAAAATGAATTAAAAGATATATGATATTTATATCCATCAGTATCAGAAATTGTTATTCTTTCTTCTGTTCCTTTATATTCTTTGTCTATAAGCAAATATCCT